AGTAAAGGTATAGTGACTAGAACCACTATTAGCAACTGCCCACTGTGATGTAACAAGATCGTTGCCATGACCATTAAATCCAGTGGCACTAGAAATACCAGTCGTTAGGGTTCCCTGATTTGTAGTCTCGAATTTTTTAGCACCATTAAATGTCAGTTCTATCGCCTCATCAGCAGTATATCTCAATCCATATTCATAATTACTACCATCATCAGCTGAACCACCTATTTCTATAGTTCCACCTTGATATGTTTGAATTTTATTATTTGTTCCAGTGTGAGTTATTCTTAGATTTTGTGGAGCAGCTCCAATATTCAGTGCTGTATTATCAGTAAGCGTTACAGGAGAACTAAATGTTGTTACTCCTGCAAATGTGGAAACACCAGAAACATTTAAAGTAGCAGCATTTACAAATGCGGTGCTACCACCACCAACTCCAGTTAATCCTGCACCATTACCATAGAATGTAGCAGCAGTTACTGAACCAGCAGTAGAAACATTAGAAGCAGTTAATATTCCAGTTACAATCGCTCCCGTATGACTCGTCTCAAATTTTTTGGAATTATTAAAGTTGAGTTCTACATTTCCATTACCATTAGCTTCGATATTGGTTTCCCAAGAACCAGCTGCTCTATTTTGTAATTGGAAAGTGGATGAAGCTGCTAAAGTAGTTAATTTCCAGTTATCAGCATCATCATCACCTTTATCTGCATATAAATAAAGTTCGCAATTTGCATCTTCTGAACCATGTATTTCCACACCT